TTTCCATCAGTGTATGCTGGCACTACAGATTTATGTGGTATACATTCCGGTTCCGAAGCCATTATGGATCATAAACAGACTAATAAGCCCAAGAAAAGAGAATGGATCGAAGATTATTTTATCCAGCTTTGTGCCTATGCGGTCGCACACAACGAAGTACATGGAACCAAGATCCGCAAAGGTGTCATCTTTATGTGTGATCCTAACGCTATGTACCAAGAATTCATTCTAGAGGGCGATGAGTTCGACAAGTATCAGAATGAATGGTATAAGCGTTTAGAACAATACTACAGCCAGTTCGTATAAATAATATAATCAACGGATCATATTATGGCAATAGTACAAATTTCACAAATCATACATAGAACAGGTAACAATATTCAATTACCGCAGTTAGCCGCAGGTGAACTGGGTTATGCTACTGATACTAAACAGTTGTATATAGGCAATGACCCGGTAGTAGATGAATTAGCGACAGAAGTATTAACTAGAAGTGATAACTGTGCTATCTATTTTTCTCAAGTATCTGGTGATGCTGTAGCAGATACAGTAACAACACCGACATTAAACATCAAAAATTTAGATGACACCGCCAACAGTTATGTATTGACTGCTAATGCTAATGGCATCTTCTTCACTGATACATCCACAGGCGATGTATTTACGGTCAACTTGACCCCATATCCTTAATAAATTGATAAATACATAGTTCATTGAACTTATGCTGTAATCCCACAGCGTAGGCCCTAGAACGGTCTTTTTAAGGAAAACAAAATGGGACGTCCATTAAACAAAAAATATTTCGGTAACCGTAACACAGGTTCCACAAGCACAACATCCGACAACATAATCGGTGGCGAAGGCATTGCAAGCATTAACTGGTCTAACTATGGTTCATGGTTATCAACTGCAGGTGGCGCAGCCGCTCCTCTAGCAGGATTATCATTACCAGCACCATCACTACCAGGCGGCGTACAAGCAACTTGGACAAATTACTTCGGTGCAGCCGCAGTTACAACTGGTGCAGGTTCAGTTGGATTAGTAGTAGGTGAAACATATACATATGCACCTATTCCAGGTTTATTAGTTACTGTTGCTACATCAAGTAACGACGGCACAAATGCTACATTTACTGTAACTACAGCAGGTAGCACAACTACATTGCTAACAGATTTACAAACTGTAAACCTCACTAAGTCAGCAGGTATGACAGGTGCTGCTACATTTGCAGTTGACATTCAACTTAAAATTGTTAATACTGTTATTAATGAAAAAGGATCTGGCTATCTTGGTACAGAAACATTTACAGTCACAACTGCAAACGGTGCAACCGGTACCGCGCCAGCTGGTACAATCGTATTAACAACTACACAAGAAAATGCTATCGTAATTTACGCTAACACAAGTGGCAGCGGAAGTACAGGCAAGATCGGTGATATCGTTAAGCAAACTAATGCTACAAGTTACAAAGTAACAACAGCAGACGGCACAGCAGTATGTAGATTGAGCACAGATGCAACACCTGCATCAGGTTTTGCATACATCGTTGCTACTGATTCTAACAGCGCAACATACTTTGTTACTAAATTAACTGCACACAGAGCTACCCTAGTAAACAAAACAGGTACTCCATTGTTCGCTGACAACGTAAGTGTACCTTGGTTATTCTCAACAAGTGACCCATCTTACGATTCTGCTACAACAGTTATTGTACAGAACGCAGCTTAATTATTTTAAGCCCAACAAAAAAGCCGCTTTATGCGGCTTTTTTTATGAGTGACTTTAATTTCTTTTGTACAATATCAAAATTAATCGTATTGAACAAACCAGGATGTAATGGTTTAGGGTAATGGTCAGGGTCTATCCAACAATACCCGCAGTGTTCTTCATTCAACTTGGGCATAAATTCTTCACTCAATGAACAAAAAAATGTGTGGTATGTAAACGTGTTGTTTACAAATTTCTGTATAGGAACTAGTTTAGCTTCTATCGGGAAGAACCCAATTTCTTCTAAACACTCTCTTTCTATTCCTTCAAATAATGATTCGTCTTTTTCTATCTTACCACCGGGTATACCCCAGTTTCCTGGGTTCTTGTCATCAGTTCTTAATAAAAATAGAAATCGGTTAGTATTTTGAGAATAGAAAAAAACTCCTGCTGATTGATTTTCTATATTCATGTTATGATTTATCATAACTTTAGATGACTATAGAATAATCTCCTTCTTCATACCAACCCTCATAGCTCTTCATCCAGATACCTTCTGCATGACGATACTGAACACCTGTGTATAAATTAGTGACGAATTGAACATCGTTCAATACAGTGCTGTCAAAACTTATTACCCAACTAGTTCCATTATACTCAATAATATCATTTGCACTAGCAACCGCAGGGCTAAGTTCACTGTTTACTATATTTCCCCATGCAACAGATCCACTATCTAAAGATTCTACAATCAAATAGCGTTGACCAACTTGAGCATCGGGTAATCCACTTCCAGGACCCTTGACATGAGGATTGATGATACTATCGACTGGATCTAATGTGTTTTCTGGCAATGTGTCAGGATCAATATCATAAATTAACAATCTATCATCTGTTGGATTATATGCGATTGTGCCTACAATTTCTGTATCCATATATGGATTTTGTAACCATATCTGACTGATGCCCGGTCTTACAGTTCCGTACACGTTCAATACACTGCTCCAATATATTTCTGTGTTTGGGTTCTCTGGTAATTCTAATGCAGAATTGTTTGGATTAAACGCTGTGTTGCCAGGTAATATTTGTAAACTATTGCCTACTAGTAACAACTTATACCCATACGGAGTAATCTTTTGACGAGTGCCCAACAATAGATGATCGTCCTTCATGTCTGTCAATGCGTTACCTTTAAAGATACTAGCAATGATTTTATGAATGACACCTAACTTCTTAACCTTAGCACTAGAACTAATCCAGATAGGCATATAGAATTTCCAACTCATCACATCTATCGGGTTGCCGGTTCCTTGAGGGATCGTTCTATTACTAAACGTCAATCCATCTTGATAAACAACTGATAGAGAGGTCCAGTCAATGAAGTTATCTGTACTTTGTAATTCCATTGATGGGTTAAACAACACACCTAACTGTTCAATTAACTCTAATTTTTGATTATAATTTGTAGTCCAAAAATCTACAGTGATTCTCAATGTATATGGTACAGGCATAACTCGTTCAACAGTAAATGCTTGTCCTTGTGTATTTTCAAACGTTTGTGTAGTTTGATTATATGTACGTTGACGAACTGCTAATTTGTCGATAAAGTATGGATCTTGTGTTCTCTTTTGGTCATACTCTAATCCGCTGATATAATATGTTATCAATGGTGCGCTAGGTAAACTACTGGCACTGTTATTAGCAATTATCGTACTAGCCATTCTACTAGAGTCACCGTATTGAATAGGGACACGAACAACTATATCATTACCTGCAGGATCTTTGCCTTTAGTAACGTTCCAGTTACTAAAGATACGTGCAAATTGAACTAGAAATCTGCGTATCTGATTGTCATAAAAGTATTTTGCCATTGTTTACCTTAATCTACTTGAATATTTAATATTGAACTCAACGGCTGTGCTTGTGGTATTACTGTACCATCAGTCAATGTCGTAGTGTCTGTATTATTAATGAATGATCCCAACATTGTTTCTGAAGAATTGGTTACATCACCGTTTGCTCTTACGTTTTCACCTATGCGAACCCATAAATTACCATCATATCTGTATAATAAGTTTGGCAAATAATCAATGCGTAAGAAATAATCTCCTAGATTTGGATTTGCAGGGAATGTAATACCTGCACCAGCTGGCAATCCATTAGGGAATGTAGCATCACCTGCTAGATATCCATTTAAATATCCGAACCCTTGTGGGCTAAAACGTTTAATATAGTTGAATCTAGGATCGGCGTCAGCACGATAGTCCATGATATTTTGTTCTATTGGCTCACCAGTGAATGTGCTTGCTATCTTTATAGAAGCATCCTTCGGAATGATAGCGATAGTCGCTTGGTTCATCGTAAACGTGTTGTTTACTGTATCAACCGATATCATCAATGTATTGTCAGGGAATACGGTGATATAATTAGTATCACCTGTGGTCGCAGAAATTGATACTTGGCTTGCGACATTGATACCTGGATTTTCATACCACGTGTCAGGTACTTCAGGGTCTAATACTTGTGTGACCGGAATAACTGTACTGCCAATAGGAACATTTTCAGCAGCTTGGAAATATAAGCTAGGGAATTGATCGGCAGCTGAGTATGTGTTATCACTAGTACCATATGGTCCTGTGATTGGACCAATAGCCTTAACTGCTAATACAGTAGTTCCTTTAACAGGACCCGACCCAGTATCAGTTCTTTCTGGTGCTAGTGTTGCTGATTCTAAACTAACTTGCATAAAGGCAGCAAGTGCGTCAATATCTGATTCAGTCAATGTAAATAACTCTTTACGTGCTGCCGCTGCAATACGAATTGAAGGGCTTGCATTACGATATAAAGGACTTCTTTCTAATGCTACCAATCCTCTAATTGGAGTAGGAGCATTTGGGTTACTTAAAATATTAACAGGTAATTCAGGTTGTCCATTAAATGTAGGTACGATATATAATTGGCTACGGTCGTAACCAGTTTTAGGTACTATTCTAGCGGCTTCTGCGATAGCGGCATCATTGATTTCAATGTTTTTATTATAGCGACCAATAATATCTTTCAATGAATCAGCACTATCTAATTGCCAATATGCAGTATAATATGTTGTATTTGTAATCGGCGTGCCTGCAGGAACAAGACTGTTAGTAACATATGTTATACCATCTTTAGTAACTACAGTTCCAGCAGTATATTCTTTAGTAGAACTCCATGTCTCGCCGCTGCATGGTGTACCTATAGGAGTTTCGATAATAGCAGTATAATTTTTATCACCGTATGTAACTACATAGCCCGGTACGTATGTTTTTGTGTTATCCCAGTCACCGAGATAATTATCTTGACTAATTGGTTTACTTAGAATGTTACTGAATTCTTGGCTATCTACTAATGGCTCACATTTGATACGCCATAAATGCGGGTACCATGTTTGTGTGAACCCTTCACTAGCAAAGTTAGCATCAGTAATTTGATAGTATCTGCGTAGCCCAATTGGGATAGTTTCATTGAGTGGATGATAATCAGTTAAGTGTGGGAGTTCAAAAACATCTCCTACCATTAACTTACGTCCAATCAAATCAATCATTTCATTATAATGTACAGTTATAAAAATAACATCATTATTTAAAAATAGACCAAACTGACTTAAATCAAAGTCTAGGTTTTGTACGTTATAGTGTCCTCTAAGACGATATATTGTTGAGTCGTATTTTCTGTCACGGTTTTCTAAAAACAATAAATCTTGAATATTGGTAGGATCAAGCGAACTATATTGCGGTTGAGTAAAATCACTACTTGGTCCGGAATCCGCGATTCCTACGTATTTGTGAATGTACAAATCGGTTCCGCCGGCAGTAAACATTTCCTTAATTGTTCTATCTAGGAATTTGTAATCATTCGATTTCTGCGGGCGATAAAGTGAAAGTCTTGGCATCTTTTAATCCATTTATCATGTATTTAGCGCAAAAGTATTACCTTTTATAACTTGACAAAAATTGGAAAATCATATATAATTACAGTATTGTTAACAGGAGCAACTATGGCAACAAAAAAGTCCAAACTCACGAGTGACCATTTCGTCAAATCATTGAACCCGCGTGATGCGTCAGAGACAAAATACATGGGTGAGGAACCGTATTTTGCAATGCAACCCGAAGAACGGTCATTAGCACTCACCCGTAGTTTTACATGGTACAATCGTTTCTACGGAAAGAAGGATGCAAAAGACTTATTGTGTCAATATTTGGAACATAATAATCGTGATAATCAAGCCAAATTATTGCGTAAAGTTGATGAAAAAGAATTCTTAATGACATTGTGCTGGTTATCACGCATGACATTGCGTGGGCTAGAACTGAATGAGCACGAAGAACTAACACTTGAAAATGAAATTTCTCGCCTTTGTAAATTAGTATACAAACCCGAAATCATTCAAAAGGTCGAAGAAAAGCCAGTATCTAATCGTCCCAATATTCAGGAATTGTTGCGTGAAAAAGCACGTGATGCCGCAGGCGAACTAGAAGGACTGTTTGATGAATTTGTGACTACAGGTAAAGCAAGTGAACGAGTTATGGATATCGTTGCAAAATACAATGTAGTGCCACAACAAATCCCATATATCGTTGAGTTCTGGAAGCGCAAACAAAATGAGTTTGAAGTCTTGCAAGAAGGTAAAGATTCTGATATCAAAGAGGCATATTCATTCTTGGGTAAAGTGCAGGTTCGTAATATCCTCAAATACATTGAACAGGTCATATCTGACCTCAACGCATACATTTCAGTTAAGAAAGCCAGTAAAGCACCTCGCAAGCGTAAGGCTGTGCCTGTTGAAAAGATTGTGGCTAAACTCAAGTACTTGAAAGAATTTAAAGATGCAGTCAACAAACTCGACCTTGTCTCGGTGCACCCTACCAAATTACATGGTGCCAGTGAAGCGTGGGTATACGATACCGCAAAGCGTAAACTTCATCACTATGTCGCAGACGAATATTCAAAGTGTTTCACAGTTAAAGGCAACACTATTCTCGGCTTTGACACTAATAAGTCCGAAATCAAAACTCTACGGAAGCCCGGAGAGCAAATTAAGGAA